CTTAATAAAATCAAGTGGTGTTGTTGAAGTTAATATACAACATATATTGTCTGATATTACGTTAAATAATAAACTTGCTGTAAAATATAAATCAAATAATACAAGTCTTTATGTAAATGGTTTTGAGGTTGCTACGGGTTTATCTGCAAATATGCCAAGTGGATTAAATAAATTAAACTTCAATAGGTTTGATGGAGCAGAAGACTTCTACGGAAACACAAAAGAACTAGCGTACTACAATACAGCACTAACAGACCTTGAATTAGAAACACTTACAAGCTATCGCTCATTAAACGAATTAGTAACAGAATTAAACTTAAAAGCATTATAAAATGGCTAACACATTAAAATTTGGTAACGGAGAATGGTATGGAAAGAAAGATACTATCCTTGCTTATAATGATGAGAATAACAATTACAAACCTTTACCATTTGATTTTAGTAGAGCATCAAGTGCTACAAGGGTAAACAAAGCTGGTTTAATCGAAACAGTTGGTAGTGGGGAGCCAAGAATTGATTTTAAGGATAATACTAAAGGTGCTTTGTTGTTAGAGCCTAGTAGGACTAATTTAATAACAAATTCAAATAATCTAACTACTTGGAATGGTGCAGCTATGACAAGAACTTTTGTTGATGATTTAATTAATCCATCAAGTGTTTTGGGTGGCTCTAAATTAACACAAACATCAAGTGGTGGTTATGCTTGGCTTTCAAGAACGTTTACTGGAAACGAAACATTTAGTGCTTTTGTAAAAAAAGATAGTTCAAATTTTGCAAGATTATATGCTGCAAATAATACTGTTTACTTTGATATTGTTAATGGTACAATAGAAACAGAGGTTGGTAGTGATATAACAGATAAATCTATTATTGATTACGGAAATGGTTGGTTTAGAGTTTCAATGAGTGTAAATAGCACCGCTGCAAGTTATGTGAGAATATATCCAGCATCAAGTGGTAGTTCTTCAAGTGGTACGAATAGTTTGTTTGTATATGGCACACAACTAGAACAAGGCAGCTACGCTACATCTTATATTCCTACATCTGGAAGTGCAGTAACGAGGTTGGCTGATGCTTGTAATAATGGAGGTAATGAGCAAGTAATAAATTCAACAGAGGGTGTATTTTATGCAGAGGTAGAAAACTCATCTCCATCAACATCAACAAGAGGTTGGGTTTTGCAAAGTTCACTAAATAATGGTTCGGATTTAATTAGTATAAGATTTAATAGTTCTCAATTAATCAATATGTATTTAAGAGCAAATTCTGTAACAACTATAAATGTAAATGTTTCAAATACATATAATGGGTTTATAAAAATAGCGTTAAAATATAAAAGTGGAGAAAATTCTTTATGGATAAATGGTGTTGAAGTACATTCTAATTCTACTACTTTTTCTTTCAGTAACTCTTTATCTAATTTAAGTAATTATGATGGTTTAGGAAATTATGGTTATTTCAACATAAAAGACACAAAACTTTACAACACAGCATTAACAGACAACGAATTACAAAAATTAACAACAATATAAATAAATAAGTAATGAGAATAGCAAAATACGAATTCGATAGTAGAGAAGCAGCACAAAGTAAAATAGATGCTTTAGGAACTGCAACTGATGAAGATGGAAACCAATATCCAACTCACAAAAGTACTATTGTACAACTAGGAAATATTGTTCTTGAACAAGGAGAATATGACGAAGATGGAGAAGAAGTAACTGCTCCAGTATTATCAGAAGGTTGGCATATTGACGTATGTTGGAACGATGCAGATATTACTACAATAGAACAAGAAGCAGTTTTAGATGAAGATGGTATGATAGTAACTCCAGAAGTAACATCAGTAGACCATCCTTATGGTTGGAAAACTTACGCAGTTGATATTGAAGGTAATGGTGTACATTCTTTCTTTGGATTAGACTACGAATCACACAAAATCTAATAAAGTGGATATGCAAGATATTAAATTAGGTGCTTTAAACTTTATAACCTTTATGGTTAGTTTTTCTGATATTGAGCAATGGTTGAAATTAACTCTACTTTTAGTATCTATTGTGTACACAATTATGAAGATTTACAATCTAGGTAAAAAAAACGATGACAAAATACTTTAAAGAAGTAGAATATAAAATGGATGCAGACTTTCTTGCTAAACTAGACAAGGCAAGAGAGTTTGCTAAAGTACCATTTGTAATTAATTCTGCTTATAGAAGTCCAGAACATCCAGAGTCTATAAAAAATCCTACATCAAGTCATATTAAAGGTCTTGCAGTAGATATAAGAACAACTGATAGTAGAACTAGATACAAGGTTTTAAATGCTCTTATACACGTTGGTTTTAATCGTATTGGTATTGCAGATACATTCATACACGTTGATGATGATAAAGATAAATCTCAACAAGTAATTTGGACATACTAATTGGTTTACTGCATTTAACAATGTTTCTTTGTGGTTGTTTAATAAGACTAGATACAATAAAATATCCTAAACTACTAATTACACTTAACCTAATACTAATAATAATTCTTTTATTATGGATAGCAAGAAATTAAAAAACAATGGTAAAGGTACTTTCTTTGGCAATTTATTAAGAAGTCTTGTAAAGACTGGTAAAAAAGCATCTCCTATATTTGATGCAATTACTGGTGGTAAAGTATCTGATATAATAAAAGCTATTAGTAGCAATAAAGAACTAACAGAAGCAGAAAAAGAAATGTTAGTTAAAGAACTAGAGCAAGACGTTATAGAGATGCAAGAGATTACTAAACGTTGGCAATCTGATATGTTGTCTGATAGTTGGTTAAGTAAGAATATAAGACCATTAAGCCTAGCTTTTTTAACATTAAGTATGTTTACTTATATAATACTTGATAGTTCTTTAGATGCTTTTAAAATAGACCAGCAATGGATATCTTTACTTGGTAACTTACTAATGCTTGTTTACGGAGGTTATTTTGGTGCAAGAACATTAGAAAAAATAAGAAAAAATAAGTAACTACTTTTTTATTTAAAAATAAATATATAACTTTACATTTTTTTAAGTAACTATTTAAGTATTTATATTTATGTATGCCATACATATAATTATATTAATAGATTAAAAATAAAACAATAAATAGATTAAAAATAAATATAAGTCTTGGGAGAACTTGTATTTGTTAATCTGTGTTAATAACTATATTTTATTAATACATATATAAATAGTATATTTGAGTACTAGATTATTTTTTCCCATAAAGTATTTTTTAGTTTTGTTTTAATTATCATTTGCATTAAGAAGGAGGGTCTAAAAGCTCTCCTTTTTATATTTTAACATTTCTTTAACACTTTTTTATTTTGTTATTACATACTTTTGTAAAAACAAATAATAATTATGAGAGTAAACGAATCACTTTGGGATGCATTAAAAAATACAATTGAAATGCATACTGAACAAGACCACAACATTACAGATGTGTTGATTAACTATCAAGTTAAAGAGAATAATGGAATTAAAAATATTATTAAATTAAATGTAACAATAGATTAAAATGGAAAAATTAAGAAAGATTCAAGCCGAATTAAAAGCACCAAAAAACCAAAGAAACAATTTTGGAAAGTACAACTATAGAAGTTGTGAAGATATCCTAGAAGCAGTTAAACCTCTACTGGATAAACACAAATGTACATTAACAATCTCTGATGAAGTAAGAGAAGTATGTGGTGTATTATTTGTTGAAGCAATTGCATTTATATCTGATGGTATAGATTCAGTACATACAAAAGCACAAGCTGGTATAGACCCAAACAGAAAAGGAATGGATATAGCACAAAGTTTTGGTAGTAGTTCATCTTATGCACGTAAGTACGCTTTAAATGGTTTATTTTTGATTGATGATACAAAAGATGCTGATTCTACAAACACACACGGAAAAGGTGCTAAATCAACTGAAAAGAGTTGGTTAAATAAAGGTACTGCTGAATTTAAGAAAGTACAGACATACTTAAAAGGTGGTGGTAACATTTCTAAAGTTGAAGAAAAGTACAGAATATCAAAAGAAGTAAAAGAACTTTTAACTAAATAATATGAATAGTATAGAATTAAAACCAACAGAAAACAAAGACTATTACAGACTATTTTTAAACGGAGTAGATGTAACTGGCGAACAAGAAAGAAGCACTTTTAGACATATTATAGAAGTGATTGATAACGGAATTACAACTGGAATATAAATTAAAAACAAGTAAAATTATGAGTACAAACAAAAGTTATTTATTAGGAGATGTTGAATTAAGATTGGATGAGATTAAAAGTCTTAAACAATATTTTGAAAACGTTTTAACTTACAACGCAAAAAGAGAATTAGTTGCAAAGAAAGGAGAAGATGGAAAAGAGTTAAAGAAATTAAAATTAAACTTTTCTATTTTTGAAGAAGGCAACTATGGTCAAAATGTTTCTTTTACAATTCCACAAACAAAGGAACAAAGAGATAATGGAGAGAAGAAAAGATATGTTGCCAATGGTAAAATTTACTATGCATCAGACAACTTACAATCTTTTGTTCAAAAGTCAGAAGCAAAGGCAGAAAAAGCAACACCAGTTGCAGCAGATGATTTGCCATTTTAAATTATAAGGGAGGTGTAAAAGCCTCCTTTTTTTTTGACTATGTGGAACTATAAAGGACAAAGAATAAAATCAAGAGAAGATTTACCAGCAGAAGCAGTTGGGTTTGTTTACAGAATACTTAACAGACGAACAGAACAAGTTTACATTGGTAAAAAGATATTGCTTAATAAACGTACAAGACCACCTTTAAAAGGATATAAAAGAAAAAGAATTGACTACGTTGAAAGTAACTGGATGAAATATACTGGTAGCAATAAAGAAAGTAAAAAATGGGAAATAGAAAATTGTTATAGAGAAATTATATATATTTGCTACAACAAGACAATGATGAGTTATTATGAAACAAAACTACAATTTACCGAAAACGTTTTAGAAAATGATAAATTCTTAAATGATAATATACTTGGTAAATTTTACAAGAAAAAAATACAAAAATATATAGATGACGAACAAAACAAAAATACAAGATGATGATACAAAGAGAATGTTTATGCAACTTATGGAGGATGATGCCTATGTTGATATTAGTGAAGATGTTAAATATCCACCAGTTGCAATAAGTTGTGGCACTTATAACGATGTAAATCATAATGGAGATGTTGTAGAATATCATATACCAATTGGTACTTATGGTAATTTCAGCTTTATACAAGCTCCACCAAAAAGTATGAAATCGTTCTTTTCTAGTTTACTTGTATCAGCATATCAAAGTGATTCAAATAAATATAGTGGCTTATTAAAAGGACATAGAAAAGGCAGAAAGATAATTCATTTTGATACAGAGCAAGGAAAATTTCATTGTCAAAAAGTATTCCGTAGACCAATACTAATGAATGATATGCCAGATGATGATAATTATTATACTTATGCTTTAAGAACAATGAGTTATAAAGATAGAGTTGATTTTATTGATTACATCTTAAATGACAAGTTAGAAGGTAAAGATATTGGTTTAGTTATTATTGATGGTATTGCAGATTTAGTTGCTGATGTAAATAATTTAGAACAATGTAATGAAGCTATACAAAAGTTAATGAGTTGGACAGATGAGTTACAGTGTCATATTGTTACAATTATACATAGTAATTATGGTTCCGACAAACCAACGGGACATTTGGGGTCTTTCCTCGAGAAAAAGGCGGAGACACAAATTAAGTTAGAAAAAAATGGTGTAAATCTAGGATGGATATCTGTTGAATGTAAAAGAAGCAGAAACAAAAGTTTTGAAACGTTTAGTTTTACTATAAACGAAAAAGGCTTGCCAGAATTTGTAGATAATAATATAGATTTATAAAAAACAAAAACAATGAAATATATAGAAAGAAAAAACAAAATTATAAATGACAAATATACAGAATATGTATATGAAGCGTTTGACATACAAAACAAAGAAGAAACAACTGTTAAAATACCAATAAATTTTAGTGAGTGTAAAACATTTGATTGGAATATTGGTGTTATTTATGGTGGTTCTGGTACTGGTAAAACAACTTTATTAAAAGAATTTGGAGATTTAACTTTAGATGAATTTGATAATGAAAAGCCTTTGATTAGCAATTTTGATTGGTTAGAGCCACAAGAAGCAACTTTTTTATTATCAGCTATGGGTTTATCTTCTGTTCCAACTTGGTTAAGACCATTTAGTTTATTAAGTAATGGAGAACAATACAGAGCATCTCTTGCTTATAAAGTCGGTAAATCATCTAAAAATGATGTTATATTGATTGATGAGTTTACGTCTGTTGTAGATAGAGATGTAGCAAAAGCAATGAGCAATGCTTTACAAAAATACATTAGAAAATACAATAAAAAAATTATACTAGCATCTTGTCATTTCGATATTATGGAATGGTTACAACCAGATTGGACTTATTCACCATTAAAAGGGCGTCTTGAGAGAGCGTCAAGTCGAAGGCAAAGACCAAAAATTGAATTACAGATATTTCGATGTAGATATGAAACTTGGAATATATTCAAGCAACATCATTATTTAAGTCAAGATTTAAACAAAGCAGCTAAATGTTTTTTAATGTTGTTTAATGATAAACCAGTTGCTTTTATGGCTATATTACCAATGCCAAGTGGAACAATACAAAATGCTTTTAGAGTTAGTAGATTAGTTGTTTTACCAGACTTTCAAGGTTTAGGCATAGGTATTAAAATACTTAATGTTTTTGGCTCTATGTATAAAAAAGACAAAAAAACACTATACATAAAGACATCAAATCCATCATTATTTAAAGGTATGGTTAGAAATGATAAACATTGGCTTTTAACAAATGAAAATAATAATGTTAATCAAATAAAAAAAACAAACAAAAAACTTTTAGAAGAAGGTAAAGATAATGGTTTGAAATTAAGAAAAGAAAGTGTAACTAAAAGTTATAAGTATATCGGACAAGAACATAAAGATGATATAGATATATTAACTTTTAATGCAAATGCTTACAAAGAAGTTGCTCAAAATCAAATCAGTATCTTTGACATCGAAGGAGTATAAAAAATAAAAAATATGAAAGATTATAAATACACATATCAAAACAATTGTTTTAATGCTAAATTAAGTAATTTGCTAGATAAAAAAAGAACTATAATAGACATTGATTGTTTACTTTATAAAATAGGGTGTAAAACTAAAATTATGTTTGACCATAAAAAATCAACAGATAAAACATCAATAGCATCTTTAAGAGCTTATAGTTTATTTGCTAAAAAAGATTTTTATTGTTACATAGTTATTAATGATTTAGACGAAAAAGGAGATATATTAAATAACAAAACAAAAATATATGAAATAAAACCTTTTAATGAAGTTAAAAATAAATTTGAAAAATCTAATTATATAAAGGATTTTTTTATATTATGTAATGATAAAGAAGTAAAACATTTTTTTAGTGTTGAAAATCATTTAGAGTACAAACAAAAGATAAAACAACAACAACTTTTATTTTAAATAAATAAACATTATATTGCGTTTATGCTAAAATGGAAAGAAAAAGATTTATTTGAATGGTTGTCAAAAAACCATTACAAGACATTAGTAAACAGTAAAAATCCAATATCAAGATGGGATTGCTACGACATTGAAACGCAAAGCAGAATAGAATTAAAGTGTAGAAAGAAACATTACGATACTTTAATACTTGAAAAGTCTAAATACGATGCTTTAATAAAAGAATCAAACAAACATTTTGATGTGCCAATATACATCAATAGTACACCACAAGGTATCTATCTATTTAATTTAAACAAAGTAGATTTAAAATGGTTTGAAAAATCATTACCAGCAACATCAGAATTTAAAAACAGAAGGTGGGTTAAAAAACAAGTAACAGAGATAAATATAAAACAAGCTATAAAACTAAAATAAATGGAAACAATTAAACTATTAAACAACGAAGTATTTAACAAGCAAGACATTTTAAGCAAAATGATGGACGATGAATTTTACTATGGGTATCTTGGTGTAAATGCGTTATCAAGTTCAGCATCAAAGAAACTTTTAGATTCTCCTTATGCTTATTATCGTTCACTAACAGAAAAGCAAACAAATGTACAAGCATTAAGAGATGGGCAATTAATACACCTTATGGTGCTTGAGCCAGAAAAGGTAGATTACTTAACTTTTACAGAAGGTACAAAGGCATCAAAGCAATATAAGTTAGCAGTACAAGAGGTTGGCTCACACAACGTATTTACTAATGCAGAATACTATAAGGCTAAAAAGATATCAGAAAGGGTAAGAAGTGTAACTGATGTAAAGAATATGTTGGATGGTGCAAGATTTGAAATACCAGCAATTGATACCTATAATGATTTAGCATTTAGAGGTAAAGCAGATATATTAAAAGATGGTGTTGTAATAGATTTAAAAACAACTGCTGACATAAAAGGTTTTGAAAGGTCTGCACATCACTTTTCTTATAATCTACAAGCTGCATTATATTTAGAATTGTTTGGAGCATTTGACTTTGAATTTATTGTAGTTGATAAAAATACACTTGACGTTGGTATATTTAAATGTTCACAAGACTTTATTGATAGTGGTAGAAGAAAACTAGACATTGCCACAGAAAGATATTATGACTACCTACAAACAGAAAATATAGAAGATTATGTTACAAAAGGAACTTTGTAAGAATAAAGAGATTGTTGCTTACAGAAGTTGTGTTGATAGCTACTTTAGTAATGGAGATAGAAAAGACATTATGGAATATTGGCTACAACTATTTGAACAGAAAAGATTTTGTGAAGCAAAGGGAGTAGAGAAAGCACTTGAACTAATTGATATATATGAAGATTTAAATGCCAAAGATTAAAAAAAAAATTAACTCAAATAAATGGAATTATAAACATCAACAATATTGTTTTAAAAAAGGTTTTATTATTTACCCAGTTGTATGTGGTAAGATGTTTAAAGTTTATTGCAATAGAATAAAAGGTAATTACTATATGAAAGGAAAAGAATTTAATAAAGAAGAATCATTCCAAGCTATTTGGGATTTATACACAAAAATATACAACTATGACATTAATAAGATACGAGATTAAAGCTGGATTTTTTAAAGGATTACTGCTTGGTATAAGACATTATACATTTGATGATGTTGAAATGTATGAAGAAGATATAGTATTATACATTGGTATCTTTCAAATAATAGTAACTAAAATATACGAGAAATAATGAATACAAGAGAAAAATGGGCAGAGATGCAAGAAGAACAAGATAGCATTGTTAAATCAGTTGTAAGTTCATATAAAGAACGCTCAAGAGTTGGTATAAAGAAATACAACAAAACAATGGATAGAAACGATTTAAGCACCTTTGAATGGCTACAACACCTACAAGAAGAATTAATGGATGCAACATTATATATTGAAAAACTAAAACAAACATTATGTACAAAAGAAAATTAATACAGAAACTACAACAACTAATTGACAAACTACCACCTTGCATTAGAAGACAAGATGCAATGGATGACTTAATGGATTTAAAGTTAAGTAAATCAGATTATCATTACATATCATTAAAAAACAAATACAAAGAGTTATGAATAAATCAAGCACAGAAAAAGGATTGATATCATTTATAGTAATGGCATCAATAGTTGCTTATATTATAATTGGTATTGTTTATATTACAATTTCGTAAATGTTAAAGAAATGTTAAAATGTATTAACATAGTTGTTAATTAAATAATTTGTTTTATATTTGAGTATTATTAATTAAAAATATAATATATATGAAATTTTCAGAATACAGATTAGAAAACAAGGAACAAGGAAGAGGTAGCTTTTGGGGATTATCTAAATTAGCTAGAAATAATTTTAGAGTTTATGCAAGTTGCATAATTAATGTTACGGACTCAATAGAAGAAAAACATAATGGTGTGTTTTTAAACGGTGCAACCTCTAAAAATATAGCTCTTTTATTTGATTCAAAAGAAGAAGTAATAGCTTTTACTGAAAGTTGTGGTGCTAAAAATGTAAACGACTGGAGTATAGAGAGAATAAGTATGATGATTTAAAAAAAAACAACGGGAGGGTAAAACCTCCCTTTTAAAACAAAACAAAATATTATGGAATTTAACAAATCAAACAGAGAAGCCTTAATAACTAATTTAAGAGAATCTAACGAAAGTTTAAGAATAAAGATTGAAGTACATAAACAAATGGAAGAACAACATAGTACAGTTGATGTTCTATGGCAATTAGTTGAAATAGAATCATTAAAAGTATCTATTAAAATGATTGAAAAAGCATTAATAGATAATAATCCTTTTAATTTAGATGTAGACTTTTGCGAATAATAAACTATAAAAACAAAACAAATGAAAAAATTACAAACATTATGAAGTTACACAAAAGCATACTAGATAGAGCAAACAATCCTACAAAGGAGGAAAATGAAAGATTTAAGAAACTACTTAAAAAAAATGCAGAGAGAAAAAAAAATAAAAACAATGGGAGAGTAAAACCTCTCTTTTAAAACAAAACAAGATGAAAAAATTACAAACTTTAGTATTGATTTTAGCACCAAGCTATTTTATAGCAAGAATGTTATTAGGTTTAATCTTTAACGTATAATTATGAAGAAGATGCTTACAAGATTCGGAGAGTTCTTATTTGTGCTACTTATGATTATGATAGTTGCTTATATGTGCTTATGGTTTATATCAATGATATTAATATTATTTAATAGTTAAAAACAAAACAAAATGGAAGAAACACTAGATTTAATTAAAAGTTATGTAAACATAACAGACAATTTATGGCTACAAAGACAAGTAGAAATACTTGAAGTTCAAATACAATTAGAGTTAGAAAATGCAAAACAAGAATACAAATAATATGGAATTAATTAAACTAATAAATACAATAGACCCAGAATATTTCAATACTGATTTTTGTATAAATTCATTACCAAATGAAGTAACTTTAATTCTAGATACTGAACAATACTTAATAGAAGTAAGTTTAAAGAATGAGATATTAGAAACTAATTTCTATCAAGGAGAAGAAATATACAAAGCATCAGATGATGAGATAGATTACATCTATAACTATCTTGAACAATTATTAGCAGACAAGATAGAAGAAACAAAACAATACTACAACGAACACAATTACAATTACCAAATATGGAACTAACAAAAAAGAATTTAGAAAAGATTAGTGGTGCAATAATAACATCATTTGTAAATCAACATTTTTTAGAAGAAGCAATGCGTACTGGTCTATTTAGGCACAGAGTAAAGAACAACGTAAACAGAACTATAAAAGAGTTAATGCATATAGAATCTGAATACTATAATAAGATTGAAGATGTAGACGATAAAGGTTTAGGAGATAAACTAATTGCAAATAAATTAGAGTTTGTTAAGTGGGTCTTAAATGAATTTGACTTTAATGATTTTTGTAAGATACAAGAAGTATGCAAAGCATATACATTAAACAAAGAAGAAGTAACAAACGTAACAGACAAAATATTAATTGATAACGGAGCAAAATAAAATGAATATAGAAGATATAAAAAAAATAGGAGATAGTGTAAAAGAAGCATCTGGACTTGATATATTTGACAACACAAGAAGAAGAGATTATGTAGAAATGAGAGCATTAGTATGTTATGTTTTAAGAAAGAAAATGAGGATAGGTTTAACAAACATAGCTTTATACTTTCAATCAGAAGGGAAGACAATGCATCACGCAACAGTAATACACCTTGTTAAGATGTACCCAGTATATAAGAAATACAATTCTAGTTTAGAATGGATAGAAGATAGTTTTGAAGAACTCAACAATTTAGAATTTAATCAAGATTCTTATATAAAAAATCAATACTTGTCATACAATTACGATAAACTACAAGAGAAATATAAAGATTTAAAAGACACTATAAAAAACAATCGTATTCTTGACGTATTAAAAGATATACCAGAAGATAAAATAGATGAGGTTATTGAACGTATAAACATACTTAAAAAGAGCTGGGATTGGAAAAGTAAAGACAAGTGTGAAGTAATAGAAGCATCAAGTGGTATAAGTGATTTTGCTTATTAATAAATAAAACTTATAGTAATTAATTTTTGTATAAGAAAATAATATAGTTAATTATTTGTAAAATGTAGTTTTAAAAGTATTATATAATTATATGTTTATTTAGTAACTATTTATCATTGTGTATGCATTCATACATAAACGTTGAGAGATAATCAAATAAAAATATATTTCTATGTACTTGGGGTAACTATACCCTTTTCAAAAGTGTTAATAAAATAGTATAAGTACTTAATAAACTTTAACTTATTTATATTACTTTGTTGCAAACACAATACTATGTTAGAGAAGATATTTCAATCTCACAATAAGTGGATAAACACCACACTAAAATTTGGGTGTAATAGAGAGGAAGCAGAGGACATTGTATCACATATGTACCTTGTTATTGGAAAGATGCTTAAAAAGGGTTTAAACATAGCCTACGGAGATGAAGTCAACTATTATTATATCTATTTAACTTTACGTTCTACCTTTTTACAAATGAAGAATAAGCAGAAGAAACAAAACAAAATATCTTTAGATTTAGTTTTAGATTTAGAATCTGGAGAATATATTGATTTCTATGATGCAAATGATATTGTTGAACAAGAACTACAAAAGTTACATTGGTATGATAAAAAAGTATATAATCTAATACAAGACGAATATAGTATAACTGAACTATCAAAGAAAACAAATATTACATACCATTCTTTATACAACACATACAGAAAAGTAAAAGATAGACTAAAAGAAAAATTAGAAGAATGAAGCTAGGAAACCTTATTGAAAGAATTACATACTATACTGGTATCAAATGGATAGTTAAAAAGATATGGGGAGATGATTGTGGTTGTGATGAAAGACAAGAAAAACTAAATGATATTGAACTATGGTAGAAGATAAAATTATTTGGCAAGGTGTAAAAGAAAGAACAACATCAACAATGTCAAATGAAGATTTTAAAATAATGTGTAAACTACATTCAAAGTATTTTAATCATAAATATAGTGAGCCTTGTACTTGTAACAAAAAGATGTTAAGGAACTGGATTCAACAACTTGACGAAAAGTTAATATAATTAATTTAAAGCCTAGCAGTAAAATGTTAGGTTTTTTTTATTATATAATTAGTAAACTAATTTAAACTGATTATGGACGGAAGAACAAATAACAAAGGAACAAAAGGAAATAAAGGAGGTAGACCATCTAAAGCAGAGGAAGTTAAGATGATTGAAAGACTTACACCATTAGAGCCAAAAGCATTTAAAGCACTTGAAAAAGGAGTAGAAGAAGGTAATTTTAAATACGTTCAAATGTTTTATAATTATTATGCTGGTAAACCAAAAGAAACAAAAGATATATCAATAACATCAGAACAACCTTTATTTGATTTAGATTAGTGTTTCAAGTTACAACTGCAATAAAGAAACTTTATAAGTTAAAGAAAAGAAAGAAAGTAATTCAAGGTGGTACATCAGCTGGTAAAACATTTGGTATACTGCCTATACTTATTGATAGATGTATAAGAACACCAAACACAGAAACAAGTGTAGTATCTGAATCTATCCCACATTTGCGTAGAGGTGCAATGAAGGACTTTCTAAAGATTATGATAGCAACCAATAGGTTTAGAGATAGTCAATGGAATAGGTCTGCTTTAAAGTACACATTTACAAATGGTAGTTACATAGAGTTTTTTAGTGTTGAACAACCAGATAAATTAAGAGGTGCAAGAAGGAATGTATTGTATGTGAATGAAGCAAACAATGTACCTTTTGAAGCATACACACAATTAAGTATTAGAACAAGTGGCGATATATGGATTGACTTTAATCCAACTGCTAATTTTTGGGCGCATAAAGAAGTTGTAGGCAACGATGATGCAGACTTTATTACACTAACATACAAAGACAACGAAGCATTACCAGAAACTATTGTAAACGATATAGAAGCTGCAAGAGATAAAGCAAAGACAAGTACTTACTGGAGCAACTGGTGGAAAGTATATGGTCTTGGTCAAATAGGAAGTTTAGATGGTGTATGTATTCCAGATTGGAAAGAGATTAAACAACTACCAGCAGAAGCAAGGTTGTTATGTTACGGAATGGACTTTGGTTATACAAATGACCCAACAACATTAATTGGTTTATACAAATACAATAACACTTATATTTTAGATGAGGTTATACATCAAACTAAATTACTAAACGTAGATATATCAAATATACTTAATCAACTTAATATAGATGATATAATATATGCAGATTCAGCAGAGCCAAAATCAATTGCAGAATTAAGAACATACAGACATAAAGTAATGCCAGTTAAAAAAGGTAAAGATTCAATTGTGTATGGTATCAACTTAATAAATCAAAATGATATCTATGTAACCTCAACAAGTAAAAATCTAATTAAAGAATTACAGAGTTATAGTTGGATGAAAGATAGAGAGGGTAACACTATTAATAAACCAATTGATGCTTTTAATCATTGTATTGATGCAGCACGTTATGCAATTACATCACAGTTAAGTAGTCCAAACAAAGGTAAATACAATATAAGGTAATGAGTAATGAGGAAATGATTTCTACTATTCAATGCTTTATACATCACAAAACAAATAAGCAAATAAGAATATTGAAACCAAAAACACCAAGTCAGTTTTTATTACTTACAAGTCTATATGAAAAATGTATAGGCTTTTTTATAAAACATTAAGATAATAGTATTATATATATATGAAGATTGAAATAAACGTACCAACATCATTAAGTGAAGTTACATTAGGCCAATATCAAAAGTTCTTAAAGATAGCAGAAGATAATCCAGAGGGTAATTTCTTAAATGCTAAAATGATAGAAATATTTTGTGGAATACCTTTAAGTGATAGCTACAAATTAAAGATGAGTAGTGTTACTGCTATTATAGATATACTGAATGAATTGTTAAGTCAAACACCAAAAAGAGTAGAGCAATTTACAATGAATGGTGTTCAATATGGATTCATACCAGACTTGGACGAAATGAGTTTAGGAGAATATGTAGACTTGGATGGTAGCGCAAGTGATTGGAACAATATGCACATTGCAATGAATGTATTGTACAGAAAAATAAAAATAAAGAAATCTGGCAAATACAATATAGTTGAATACAATGTAGAGAATCCAGAGAAGATGAAAGATATGCCTTTAGATGCAGCAATTGGTTCTTTGTTTTTTTTTTACAATTTAGGAATGGAACTGTCGAAGCATACGATACTTTATTCCAACAATCAAGCGGAGATGGAGGCTTATCAAGAGCAGCTAATTTCGGAAACAAATGGGGTTGGTATCAATCAATTTATGGACTCGCTAACGGAGATATTACAAGATTTGAAGATATCACTAAATTAAATATTCATCAATGCTTTACAATGTTATCATTTATGAAAGAGAAAGCAGAGCTGGAAGCAAAACAAATAAAAAGTAAATTCTAATGAAGGGTTTTTATCAAGTAACGGAAACAATAAAGAATCAATTATTATCAGATGTAAACGTTAATAATGTAACAACTGGAGATATCACAAAGATTGATTTAAGTAAACAAACAATGTTTCCTTTATCACACATAATAGTAAATAATGTAAATAACGAAGATAATGTATTACGTTTCAGTTTATCTGTTTTGTCTATGGATATTGTTGATGTTTCGAAAGAAGCAACAGTAGATATTTTTAGAGGTAATGATAATGAGCAAGACATATTAAATACTCAATTAGCAGTACTTAATAAATTAGCACAAGTATTAAGAGGAGGTACATTACACCAAGATTTATATCAGTTAGATGGCACACCAAATTTAGAACCTTTCTATGATAGGTTTGAAAATGAATTAGCTGGATGGGCAATGACATTTGATGTTCTTGTAAATAACGATATCAATATATGTTAAAGAATGTACAACAAGAGCTGAATAGATTTGCAAAGTATGTTATACAGCAATCAAGAACGAATCTAACAAAAGGTAAAAAGAATAGTTCTAAAGCACTTTATAACAGTTTAGACTACGATATAAACGTAAGTCCAAATAGCTTCTCTTTAAGTTTCTTAATGGAAGATTATGGTGTATTCCAAGACAAGGGTGTAAGTGGTATAAAAAAGAAATATAACACACCTTATAGCTATACAAATAAAATGCCACCTCCAAGTAAAATGGATAAGTGGATAGTAAGAAAAGGTTTAAAAGGTGTAAGAGGTAAAGATGGTAAATTCATATCAAGAAAGTCTTTACAATTTATGATAGCAAGAAGTATTTATAACAATGGTATTAAACCAAGTTTGTTTTTTACAAAGCCATTTAAAAAAGCATTTACTAATTTAGACAAAGACATAATAAAAGCATATCAATTAGATGTTGAAGAACTACTAAAATTTACAACAAATGGCAATAATTAATACAAGAAGTCCCTATTTTGTAAGGACATCAGTTACAAATGTGGCTTATGCTACGTTGGATATTGAAATATATACTGGAGATAGAGATACTGCTTATACTGGCACACCTCAATATTCTTTAAGAAAACAAATATTACCAAATGCTACTGGAATAAATTTTGAAATATCTGAACTCATTAGAGATTATTTAGATGTACCTTTTTTTGGTTTTTATTTTGCTGCTGATGAATATTACACTTGTAAGTGGGTGCGGATTATAAAGACATCTTTTGATTCAAACGGAGGTCAATTACAACAAGCAACATCAATTGATTTAGCATTAGATGGTTATTCTTATTTTGAAGAAGGTAGTTACTATTCTTATACTGGTAAAAATGTTTTAATGACAAACAGAGAAGTGTTTGCACTAGATGATAATGTTTACAGAATACCAGTTTATATTGGAACAGATATCAGTATTGCTTTTTTAAGAGATGGAGAAGTTGTTGGTACTTATGTTAATACAGATAATTCTTTAAATACCACAGACCAAGTAGCACATATTAGTATAAATGGAAAGAGCGAACGAGATTCGTTTAAGTCAAGAGTAGCTAGTAATTATCTTGGTGTATTTGAAGATAATAAGTGTATATCACAATATTTAGATACTTTAAGTATTGGTAAAGTAGATGCTATACATATTGGAAATACTGATGGCACACTTGATATTATAAAAGTAAAAACTATTGAGGAATGTAAATACGAGCCAAAGAAAATAACATTTGTAAACAAGTTTGGTGTATTGCAAGACATCTATTTCTTTAAAAAGAAAGTCGAGCAAATGACTACTAAAAGAGAAAGTTATAAAGCAAATACTTTAACTTATACTAATCAATACGATACAAGTGTACACACAAAAAGAGATTTTAACATTACTGCAAACGAATCAATGACGTTAAGCAGTGGCTTTTTAAGTGAATCCTACAACGAGGTATTTAAACAATTAATGTTATCTGAAAAAGTATGGATAACAAACTTAACAAATACAGACGAACAAGTATTACCAATAAATATAAAGACAAGTGATATTACATATAAGACTAGCTTAAATGATAAATTAGTTGAATACACAATTGAGTTTGAAAATTCTTACAGTGTTTTAAATGACATAAGGTAAATGCAAAAAATACAACTATACATAGAAGGTCAAAGACTAGATTTATTTGAAGATGAAAGTGTTGTGTTAACGCAATCTATTCAAAACGTAAAAGACATCAGTAAAATATTTACTGAATTTACAAGAACGTTTGCAATACCAGCATCAAAAACAAATAATAAAATATTTAAACACTATTATAATTTTAGTATTGCAGAAGGTTACGATGCAAGAATTAAAAAACAATCAACATTAGAATTAAACAATCTTTCTTTTAAAGAGGGGTTGATAAAACTAAATGGTGTTAAGTTAAAGAATAACGTACCTCATACATACAATATTACTTTTTTTGGAAACACTATAAATCTAAAAGATGTTCTTGCTGATAGCCAGTTATCATCTTTACAAAAATTAAATGACTATAATCAAATTTATAGTTTTAATGATGTTAATGATGCACTACAAAATGCACAAGAAAATGGTAATATTATAGTGCCTTTAATCACACATACAAACAGATTAATTTACGACAGTTCTAGCCACGTTAATTTTCCTCCTAATCCAGATTTAGGAATAAGAAATATATCACATCACGGAACTGGCACACACAATCAAAATGGTGTTGAATGGAATCAGTTTAAGTATGCAATTAAAGTACAAGCTATAATAGATGCTATTCAATCAGAATCTTTTCTTGGTGGTCAAACATTAACCTTTTCAGATGACTTTTTCAATGATGATACAAATGAAGAATTTGATAATTTGTTTTTGTGGTTGCATAGAAAGAAAGGACACGTAGATGCACCAGCACAAGTAATACAAAACTTTACACAAGTAACAGAATTAGGAACAACAGTTTGTGTACCAACTACTAATTGTCAGCCATCAACATCAAATGTTTTAAATGGTGTTTTAGCATTAACTGCTCAATCTCCTTATAGTATATCTTTTTTAAATTTAAATGTAACACCTCCAAATACATCAGATGCATATACAATTAGAGTTATCAAAGATGGTTCAACAATAGTAGGAGAAACAACTGGTACTGGAGCAAAACAATTAATAATAGTACCTTTTAATAATAGTACATACACAGTACAAATTGCATCATCAACAAATATGACTTTTGCTGCTGGTAGTATTCAATGGACTGTATCTTGGACACAAGGAGGTTTAGGTTTTGGACAAAATGGACAAATGGTTTATTCAAATGCATCTCCATTTGCTACAACTGCATTTACTGAATTTAATATTCAAGAGCAGATGCCTAAAATGACTATTATAGATTTTTTAACTGGTCTTTTTAAAATGTTTAATTTAACTGCTTATGTAGACAATGATGGAGTTATTGTTGTAAAGACTTTAGATAGTTATTATGCATCTGGCTCAACAACACCAATTGATATAACTAAATACATAGATACAGAAAATTCAACTGTTGATGTAGCATTACCTTTTAAACACATTGATTTTACATACAAAGGTTTAGGAACTTTTTTAGCAAAACAATTTGAGCAGTTAAACAATCAAAAATGGGGGTCTTTATCTTATAGTTTAAATTCAGATATATTTGATGCACCAAGTAAATCTTATAAAGTAGAATTACCTTTTGAACATTTACAATATGAAAGACTTTACGATGTAGATGGTGGTAGTGCGACTAGCGTTCAATGGGGTTACTTTGTAGACGACAATCAAGAGCCTTATTTTGGTTCTCCTTTATTATTTTACCCTATTAGACAATCATCATCAACGTCAATAAGAATAAGAGATACAGAAACAAGTGATATTGAAGATATTACAGATTACTTTATCCCATCAAATGCTCTTGCTTTAACATCAACTGCAAGTAAATCTAATATACATTTTGGTAATGAGATAAACGAGTATCAAGCAAATCAACCAGCAGTAGACCCTTTAGCTTTTACAGATAGTTTATTTGAAACTAATTATAAGACTTATATTCAAGATGTTTTTAATGCAAGAAGAAGAATAACAAAAGTAAGTGCTTATTTACCATTTGGTCTTTATTATAATTTAAAGTTAAATGATTTAGTAAAATTCGGTAATAATGCTTATAGAATAAACTCAATAAAAACTAATTTAAAAACTGGTAAATCAGACTTTGAATTATTAAATGACGTTACATCAATATTAACATCAACTGGTAATACTCCAACACAAGTTACTGGATTAGTTGCATCAAATATAACAAGTACATCATTTACTGTTACTTGGAATCCAAGCACATCTCCAGATGGCATTACAATGTCTTATTATGTTGTTTATGCGAATGGTGTAGCAGTTGGTGGTTCAATGGCACAACCTTTACAAACAACTTATTCAGATGACATTACTGGTTTAAGTCCATCAACATCATATTCAATAACAGTAGTTGCATTTGATATTTTATTAAATGAATCAACACCATCTGGTGCATTAGTAGTTAATACATTACCATAATGATAAAAGAAATATTAGAATTGTTGAAAGATACAGATTGCAATGCAGAGATTGTACAAATAGCAAAAGGAAAAAATAAGTTTCCAGATAGTTTTAAAGAAGTATTTAAAAGACAAAAACAAGAAATAAAATGGGCAAAAAGATAGTAGTAGATTTAGAGGTAAAATCTAATAAAGGTATTAAAGAAGTAGAGAAGTTAAACAAAGAACTAAAAACTACCAATAAAGAAGTAAAAGACACTAATAAATCTTTAGAAGATGCAACAAGCACATTAGATAGTTTTAGTGGTGGTGCAGTTTCTAAAATAAAAAACTTTGGCAAATCTATTAAAGGATTAACTACTGGGTTTAAAAGTTTAAGGGTTGCTATTATTGGAACTGGAATAGGGGCATTAGTAATTGGTCTTGTTGCTTTAAGAACTGCTTTTACAAGCTCTGAAGAAGGGCAAAATAAGTTTGCTAAATTAATGGGTATTATTGGTTCTGTAACTGGTAATCTTGTTGATATATTAGCTAATTTAGGGGAAGGTATAATCAATGCTTTTACAAACCCTAAACAAGCATTAATAGATTTCAAGAATTTAATTGTAGAGAATATTACAAATAGATTTAATGCTATTATTGATACACTTGGGTTTTTAGGTAGTGCATTTAAAAAGGTATTTAGTGGGGATTTTAAAGGTGCTTTAGAGGATGCTAAAAAAGCTGGTAGTTCTTATGTTGATTCTTTAACTGGTGTAAAAAATAGTATTGATAAAGTTACAGAAGCTACTAAAGGATTTGTAAAGGAATTAAAAGAAGAAGCAAAAATTGCTGGACAAATAGCAGACCAAAGAGCTAAAGCTGATAAATTAGAAAGAGGTTTAATAATAGAAAGAGCAAAAGCAAATAGAGATAGAGCTGAATTACTTGATAAAGCAGCTAACAAAGAAAAGTTCACTGCACAAGAGAGAATAAATTTTTTAGAAGAAGCTGGTAAAATAGAAGAAGAAATTACTAAAAAAGAAATAGAATCAGCAAGATTAAGGTTTGAAGCTAAAGTTGCTGAAAATGCTTTATCAAAATCAACAAAACAAGATTTAGATGATGAAGCTAATTTAAAAGCTAAATTAATTGATTTAGAAACTGCTAGACTAACTAAACAAAAATTAGTTACAAGTCAAATTGTTGCAGCAAAAAGGGAAGAAGTTGCAAGACTAAAAGCTATTGATGATGAGGAAAAAGCTAGAAAAGCAGAAGAAGAAAAAGAAAAAGAGGAAAAACAAAAAGAAAAAGATTTACAAGAGAAACAAAGAAAAGACCAAAAATTAAAAGATGATGAATTAAGAGCACAGAGGGAAATACAATTAGAACAAGAAAAAACTGTTGCAAAAGAAAAAGCATTTCAAGATGCAATTACGATAGCTGGTGCTGAATCAAGATTAGGAAAAGCAATTCTTATAGCAAAACAATTATTACAAGCTAGAGAAATGATAATGGAGATGAAAGGTACTTTGTTTTCTGCTAAACAATCAGCAACTAAAACTGTTGTAAAATCAGCAGAAGCTGGAGTAGATGTTTCTTCTGGAGCAGCTAAAGCAGCATCGGCAGCACCTTTCCCAGCTAACATTCCTTTAATACTAGGATATGCAGCACAAGCAGTAGGTATTGTATCAGCTATAAGAGGTGCGATGAAAGCATCTAAACAAGCTACATCAAAGTTAGGTGTTTCAGAAACTAGTCCAAAAATTGCTGCACCTCCAACAGTGGCAGCTAGTATTCCTCCAGCATTTAATATAGTTGGTGCAAGTGGTACGAATCAATTAGCATCAGCTATTGGTGGACAATCACAACAACCAATACAAGCATTTGTAGTTTCAAGTGAAGTATCAACTGCACAAGAATTAGATAGAAATATAATTGAAGATGCAAGTATAGGAGGTTAAAAATATAAAATAACACTAAAAAAATATTATATAATTATGAAAATAATAGAACTTATTTTAGATGATGACGAAGCAATAGGAGTAGAAGCTATTTCTGTTGTTGAAAATCCAGCAATTGAAT